AGCTGCGTCGCGCAATGGTGGCAATCTTTGACCGGCATGAAACCCCTTATAGCCCGAATGGTATTAATAACGCTATCTGTGCCATGAAATTACAAATTCCGGTCATTGGTGAACAACAGTCGGATTTAATCGGGTTCAGCAATGGCGTGTATGCGTTATCGACACAGCAATTTACCCCACACCAGCCGGAACACTGGTTAATGAATCATAATGGCATCGAGTTTACCCAGCCCACTATCGGCGAAAACTTGCCGGATCATGCCCCTGACTTTTATCGCTGGTTATCCCATGCGGCGGGTCAGAATGAAAATAAGATGAATCGTATCAAAGCTGCCCTGTTTATGATCCTGGCAAACCGTTATGACTGGCAGTTATTTATTGAAGTAACAGGCGAAGGCGGCAGCGGTAAAAGCGTGTTTACGTATATCGCTACCCTACTGGCGGGAGAGCACAATACTGCCAGTGGTAATATGAGAGCGCTGGATGAAGCCAGAAGGCGTTATCAGTTTGCCGGCAAGAGCTTAATTACGCTGCCCGATCAGGTTAAATATGTCGGTGAAGGGGCAGGCATTAAGGCCATTACAGGTGGCGACCTGATTGAAGTTGACGGAAAATATGAGAAGCAATTTTCTACCATCATCAAAGCCGTGGTATTAGCCACTAATAACGAACCCATGAGCTTTACAGAACGTAATGGCGGTATTGCACGACGGCGGGTGATATTTCCGTTTAATATTCCGGTCAAAGAATCCGAGAAAGACCCACAATTGCCGGAGAAAATCAGTCGGGAATTGCCGGTGATTATTCGCCATTTATTAACAGAATTTGCCGACCAGAATAAGGCTAAAGAACTGCTACAGGCGCAACGCGACTCGAACGAAGCGTTAACGGTAAAGAGTCATTCAGATCCGTTGTATCGCTTTTGTGGTTATTTGGTGTCTGTCAATGATGCAACTGGGATGAAGATGGGGAATAAGAACATCAGCCCACGCGCGCCGAGAATGTACTTGTATCATGCTTATCTTTCTTTTATGGAGGCGCACGGCTTTGAACGTCCGCTGACACTGACTAAGTTTGGTGAATCCATCCCCTAGATTATGCTGGAGTACCGAAAAGAGTATCGGAAAGTGCGAACCAAGAAAGGCTATTCCTATAACGTGGAATTATCGGAAGAAGCCGAAGAATGGCTACCCTCTGTGCCTGAGTGTCGAGACTTTAAATCACCTATATAAAACTTTTGGCTTTAAGTCTGCATTCCATACACCATTTTAAATATCTATCTGTATTTAAAAGAAAATAATGGATGTATAGTTATTTTTTAGCTATACATCAACTCTACATTCTCTTCATTAATCTAAAAAATGGGTGAACAGATGATACAGTCAGTGAATATCATATTAATTACCGCTAATCCAGATGTAGCAAGGCTTTCAGGGTATTGTGCAGAGGGTGCATAACTGAGAGGGAGAAAAAGATTTTTAGGGGGGTAGAAAAAAAGCTTTTATCTAAGAACCTTCGTTGTATTAGCCATCACTTGCTCTAGCAGAACGCCCCCAGACAGAAAAGAATGCAAATACAGTAAAGAGAACGTTCGCTTCTGGTTCTTTGCTCTCTACATGAAGGTGCTTGGGGGTTATGAGCGAGAAACAGACGTTATACATGAAAAATCATTTAGAGTAGAAAAGGTTCCGAAGTGTTTAGGTTTGTCGTAGTAATTCAATGAAGATAAATTACTACGTTGTTTAATAACAGATGTACTTGTAGAAAGGTAAGCCATGAAAATATTATTTACATGGCTTGTATACGTTTTTAAGCACTATGTTTTCTATCAAACAAATTGACTTCTTTGGGAGTTATATTTGAATCCATTTCTTCAAACGAATCAATATCCACAATTTTAGTTTTCTTCAGTAAAGATAATATTTTCGCTTTGTTTGGGTTATTGTCCTTACCGGAGATCCAACCTAAATCCCATAAGCCATCAATAGTAAATGTTTTCTTTTTTTTAAGCTCATCATTGATACGCAAGCATAGGGCAGTTTCGTATTTTCCGTCCCACTCGGTATATATTTTCCCTTGAACACGTTGAAACCAAATGTCTAGCATTTCCGTATTAGGCTGTTTATCTAATTTATCATGAAGTTGCTTTAGTTTGACAAATTTTGGTTCGTCATCTTTGTAAAGGAAGCTTAGAAGTTTTACAAAAATTGCAGTTCCTACCGGATAGGTTGTAGGATTCTTCGCCATAATGTTGGATATTATCCCAAGCATAGCTTCCAATTTATATCCATTATTAGCAATTCTTTTCCTTTTGAATAGTCTGTGTAAAAAATCATTCAAGTATCTGACTATTATTTTAGAATTTTGGTGTTTTAAAGAGAATAAATAAATTGCATATAGCATCTGCTGTAAGGAGTTTAATCTTACTTCTTTAATATAATCCTTTTTAGCTGATTTAAGAGAATGATATATAATATCCTCATGTAACTCGGTTTTTTTAGAATTCAAATCCAAACCAAAAACACCTAGTACGGCGACTAAACATTTGGATATACTATCTAAATCATCCTTACTATTTGAAAATATACGATAATCATCTCGGTAACGTACAACTTTGTAATCGGTGATATCTAATTTATCAATTTCCTTCCTTAAGTCGAGGTCTACCTGACCTAAGATTAATTCAGCAAATGTATCCATTAGTGTACTACCTAACGGAATACCATTTGTTTGATTATTCATCATCATTTGAATATGTTTATCAATCAAACGACCCGGATTATCATTTTTTGTTTTCTTTTTAGCTTCTTCTTTAGAAATGAATACCCACTCAAAGCTATGAGTGTAAATAGATGGGTAGAAGTTAGAAATATCAGTACTGAACATAAATTCATATTCAAGCGCCAGCGAGAGACTTTTTTGTTCAAATTCTTCCCACCAATTCAATACAGATGCAGCAACATTCGCCGTATTTTTTTTAATTGCTGGGATACTTGAACATAAGAATAATTTATTGTCATCGAACTCTTTAAACTTCTTTTTTATTTTTTCCCAGTTTGTTTTCGATGTAATTAGCCTACAGAAATATACATAATACAGCGGATTGATAAGCGTTATTCGTCTCCAGCTATATAAACCATCCTTACTAACAAGCACCTGATAATTTATATCTCTTCCCATCAATAGCTTGGGGTCTGGAGAACAAGTAATCTCTTTTTTATCTATGGCAACATTGATATTTTTGAGTAAGGTAGAAAAATTTATATAGCTGGGTAGTTCAAGTGTTGTGTAAGAATCGTGCCGGAGGAAATAACGAAGAGCAGTGAGGGGTGATAGTTCGTGTATTTTTTTCATGGGTATTATATTCCTCCTGAATCCATTTTAGTATAACTGCATGTTTATTATCATAATTACTGTAATAATGCGAGCGGATTAAACTGTGCTTTGGGTAGACTCATGCAACTTGAGGTGGTCACACGAGATAATAGACCTTTTTAGGCCTGTTTCTGATTTTGTGTAATCACCATTCGCTTTCACCATAATCACCTGATAACCAGCCAGTTTCTTTAATGTCTCTTAATACATTCAGCTTGACTTCTTCTATTACATGATATTCAGGGAACGAAATCTTTTCGAAATCAATAAGGCCTTGTAATCTGTCTCTTTCTTGTTCTGCTATATTTTTAGCATCGTATAGATTGATAGAGTCACGACATGCTTGACCAAACCCTTCCGCATACCTAGATACAATGTAACCAATTGAATTTAATTGTAAATTACTCTTTATCGTTTGAATTTCGGTAGTTTCTCGCAGAACCCCGTCTTCTTGATTCATTTGACTGGAATACTCTTTTTCTGCTTGCTCTGCCAGTTGTTTAGTTTCAAAGATTCCAAGAATGAAACTTGGCCCTTGATATGGAGATATGTTCAACATTAAAAAATAATATTCAACACTATTCATTTCAGATTCCTTTAATATTTATAATTATCTCGATTGTAATGTCCAATAATTAATATGTCTTAATTTTAATAAACATCGACGATAAAAAGGAATATAATATCCCTGCTTTCACTTTTTGCAGGATTATATATTCAAATGAAAAGAGTTATTAAATTTGTAAAAAGCATTATTGTGTAATCCCCTATCACAAATAGATAACTTCATATTATTTTTCATGGCGTTAAAAATTATAGCTAATTTAACCCGACATACTTTATATAAAAACGCCATGAAAAAATTACTCGAATTACGCCAACAAAAATCCGATTTAACCCAGCAAATGCGTTCACTGCTCACCAAAGCGGAAGACGAAAAACGCTCACTGAATACCGATGAAGCCAAACAATTCGACGAACTACGCAGCCAGTCCGACACACTGAATACTGAAATCGCCCGTTATGAGTCACTGGCTGATGAAGAACGCAATCAGGCAAAAAATCAGCCAACCAGCAAAAAACTCAGCAATGACGAATTGCGCCACTATGTTCTGACTGGCGAAACTCGTTTCTTATCTACGGGCGTTCCGTCTGAGGGCGGCTATACCGTTATCCCCGAACTGAACAAACAAATCATGCAACAACTGACTGATGAGTCAGTGATGCGCCGGATCTGTTCGGTGAAAACCACACGCAGCAATGAGTATAAACAACTTGTTTCGGTTGGGGGCGCAATTGTAGCCCACGGGGAAGAAGGCAAGGCACGTACTGAGACTGCCACACCAAAGATGGAAGAAGTCAGCATTAAGCTGTTTCCTATTTATGCCTATCCCAAGACAACCCAAGAGATTATTGATTTTAGCGATGTGGATATCTTAGGCTGGTTGACCTCAGAAATTGCCGACACATTCGTTAATACCGAAGAAACGGATCTCGTGAGCGGTGACGGCAGCAAAAAAGCGAAAGGATTTTTGTCTTATCCCCGTGATGTTAAAGCCGACAAGGTACGTACATTCGGCACGTTACAAAAACTGGAAGTTACCGCGCTTTCCGCCGATAGCTTGATTGATCTGAAATTCTTGCTCAAAAACAAATACCGCAAAAACGCCGTCTGGGTGATGAATTCCGGTACAGCCGCTCAGGTACAAAAGCTGAAAAATGGCAATGGTGATTATATCTGGCGGGAACGTTTACAGGCGGGTGATCCGGATATGCTGCTGGGCTTGCCTGTCTACTACCTCGAATTTATGCCGGAAGGTGTGATCGGTCTGGGTGATTTCAAACGTGGCTATTTCATCGTTGACCATGAAACGGGCATTCGTACCCGCCCTGACAATATCACCGAGCCGGGATTTTATAAGGTACATACCGATAAATATCTGGGCGGCGGGCTGGTGGATTCCAACGCAATTAAGGTACTGGAAGTGAAAGCATCCGGCAACTAAGCAGAAGGGGCAACGCGTCCTTTCACCGTCTTGGAGTCCATCAATGAAGCATGATTTTGAAATCCGCACCGCCTTACTGTCTGCCAGCAATAAGACGCTGACAGGCTATGTGATTAAGTGGAACAGCCGATCCCATGTGCTGTGGGATGAATTTGTCGAACAGTTCGCGCCGAATGCGTTTAACGCCAGCTTAGCGGCAGGGGCTGATATCAGGGCATTGTACGAGCATGACCCGATGAACCTGTTAGGCCGTACCACGTCCGGCACATTGCGACTTAGCGAAGATGCCACCGGATTGCGCTTCGAACTAACCCCGCCAGATACCCAATTGGGGCACGATGTATTAACACTGGTTGAACGCGGGGATATACAAGGCATGTCCTTTGGTTTTCGTGCCATTAAGGATCAGTGGGATACAGGTCAGACACCTTATATCAGAACGGTATTGGAAGCTGAATTACGGGAAATTACGATCACCAGCTTACCTGCCTATCCTGAAAGTGGCGTAGAGATTGCCAGGCGTTCACTGAATGCCGCTAAATCCTGCTCTGTGGATTTGCGTCATTACTGGCTGCAACTGTCCGAGGTGTAATGATGTGGCCTTTTTCGCGAAAAACACCTGAAACCCGCAACATGACGCTGGATGAGTTTTTCTCTCTGGCGGGCATGGCTAATACCAAATCGGGCGAGCATGTTTCTCCGTCTACAGCGGAAGGCTTACCCGCTGTGATGAACGCTGTCACGGTGATTAGTGAAGCAGTGGCCTCCATGCCCTGCTATCTCTATCGTGTGCAGCACCAGAACGGCAAAGAATCCCGCGAATGGTTGAGTGACCATCCGGTCGATTATTTACTGAATGAGTGTCCGAATGACTGCCAGACGCCGTATCAATTCAAAAGAACTCTGATGCGTCATTGCCTGCTGAATGGCAATGCTTACGCGGTGATTGTCTGGGGGCGGGATGGTCAGCCACAGTCATTGCACCCTTACCCGCCGTCAGCGGTTGTACCACAACGATTATCCGATCATCGGTTTGCGTATACCATCACCGAGCCTTATAGCGGTAAGGTAAAAACCTATCTACAGGAAGAAATCCTGCATTTGCGTTATGCCACTGAAGACGGTTTTCTTGGGCGTTCGCCTGTCACCGTTTGCCGTGAAACGCTGGGTTTGGGACTGGCACAGCAACGCCACGGCGCCAGCATCATGAAAGACGGCATGATGGCGGCGGGCGTGATTAAAGCCGCTGACTGGCTGGACGGAATCAAGGGAAGTAAGGCACTGGAAGCCCTCGAACGTTACAAGGGCGCGCGCAATGCAGGGAAAACACCGATCCTTGAAGGCGGAATGGAATACCAGCAATTAGGCATGAGTAACCAAGATGCCGAATGGCTGGCCTCCCGTCGTTTCACCATTGACGATATCGCCCGTATGTTCAATGTCAGCCCGATCTTTCTGCAAGAATATTCGAACAGTACCTACAGCAATTTTAGCGAAGCCTCACGCGCTTTTCTGACGATTACCATGCGCCCGTGGCTTGCCAATTTTGAACAGCAAATTAAAGCAGCCTTGCTGATGACTTCACCGAAACGGGGGATTCGCTATCAGGTGGAGTTTGATACTGCCGACTTACTGCGCGCCAATCCGAAAGAACGTTTCCAGAGCTACGAGACAGCGATTAAATCCGGCGTTATGTCTCTGAATGAAGCCCGCGAACGCGAGGGATTATCGCCCCGTGACGGCGGTGATGAATTCAGTCAGGCATGGAAGCAAACGGTTGAGGTGAAAAAAACAGCGGAGAACAAGGCATGAGAGCAGGCAGATTGAGACACCGGATCACTCTTCAGAAAAATGAAATCACACGTGATGATTTTGGTTCGGTGATAAATAAATGGGTGGATGTTGCCAACGTTTGGGCAGAAGTTCAGCCGATTAGCGGGCGGGAACTGGTCGCATCCGGTGCCGTGTTATCCGAAGCCACTGTGCGTATCTGGTTACGTTATCGTGATGATATCACCACAACAAATAGCATTATCTATCAAGGCGCCAGCACCCACGGTAAGAGCTTTGCCATTGTTGCCGTTATCCCTGATCCGAAACACTCTCGCTTAGAACTGCTTTGCAAGGGAGGCGTGAAATATGTCTGATATTGATATTCCTCTGAGTGAAATCAAACAACACTGCCGGATTGATGAAAGCAGCACGCTTGAAGATACCCTGCTTAAGGGTTATGCCGAGGCTGCGCTGGAAGTCTGCCAGCAACATATTGGTAAACGGTTTAATGAGGGATTGGCCTTTACCCCAGCAATCAAGGTGGGCTGCTTACTTTATATCGGTTTGCTGTATGAGAATCGGGAAATGGCAACCGATATTGAGCTTAAAGAAGTCCCGTTCACCATTAAATCACTGTGGTCAGTCTATCGTGATGTGGGCGTTTACTGATGCCGTGGCAACCCTTAAAGCGATGTAGCTCCCCACACTGCCGCGAACGAGTGAAATCAGGCAGATGCGAGCAGCACCAACGGGAAGCCAGACGCCAGCAGGACAAGCAACGCGGCACCCGAACCCAGCGAGGTTACAGTAACCGCTGGGGACGCTATCGGCTGCACTACCTGAAAGCTAACCCGTTATGTGTAATTTGCCTGAAAACCAATACGTATACCCCATCTATCATTGTGGATCACATTATCCCGATACAAGGCGATACTGATGTGCTGTTCTGGCCTGCATCGAACCATCAGGCGTTATGCCAGACCTGCCACAATCGTAAGACCGTACAGACCGACCCCATCACCAAAGCGAAGCGGCAAGGTACCGTGATTGGTTAATAAAAGAATAATAACGAAACGAAATAACGGGGTGGGGGTATCAAAAATGACAAATGTCCCTCCCAGCGGAACCGCCCCCTCCTTCAATTTTTACGCACGGCAGTTTTTTTGAAAATAAAACAACAAGGAAAAAAATCATGGCAAGAGCGCCTAAACCGCCCACGTATTTAAATGATATTGCCGCCAGCCAATGGAAGGCCAAAGGGAAAATTTTAAGCGAGCGGGAAGACCTAACCGCCGCTGACTGGAACAACTTAGAACTGTATTGCGTGAACTATTCTATTTACCGAAAAGCGGTGGCAGACCTTGATATCCGAGGCTTTAGTATTGTTAACAGTCAGGGCAGCGAGAGCCGAAACCCGTCGTTGAGCGCTAAAGCCGATGCCGAAAAAATCATGATAAAAATGTCGTCATTGCTGGGTTTTGATCCCGTGTCACGGCGTAAAAATCCGGTGGAAACCGAGGAAGAAGACGAACTGGATAGCCTATGAACGCATGGGAACAGTACGCTTTTGATATCGAAAACGGCAAAATTCCGGCCTGTAAACGCATAAAACAGGCCGTGAAACGCTACTATAACGACTTGAATAACCCACTTTATGTGTTTGATTCTGAGGTGGTGGCGCGTTTTATTGCCTTTTCCCGTGTCTGTCCCCATGTCAAAGGCCATTTGCACAGTAAACCCATCATGCTTGAACCGTGGCAACAGTTCGCCTTTGCTAACCTGTTTGGCTTAAAGGTAAAAGCAACGGGACGCCGAAAATATCGCAGTGCTTATATCCAAGTATCGCGCAAAAATGCCAAATCCACCGTTGCCGCGATACTGGCTAACTGGTTCTTGGTGATGGAACAAGGGCAACAGGATATTTACACCGCTGCCGTGAGTCGGGATCAGGCGCGCATTGTATTTGATGATGCCCGCCAGATGAGCCTATTATCCAAATCGTTGAAAAAGCGGGTGATTATCCAGCAACATAAAATCACCTATCCAAAAACCAACAGTTTGTTAAAACCACTGGCAGCCAAAGCTGCCACGATTGAGGGCACAAACCCCAGTCTGGCGATTGTCGATGAATATCATTTACACCCTGATAATGCGGTTTACTCTGCGCTTGAACTGGGGATGGGTGCACGCCCCGAAGGTATCCTGTTTGCTATCACGACAGCGGGCAGTAACGTTATTTCGGCCTGTAAGCAACACTATGATTATTGTTGTCAGATATTGGATGGCGAAGAGCAAAACGAATCCCTGTTTGCCCTGATTTATGAGTTGGACGACGAGCACGAGATTGATGATGAAACCCTTTGGATAAAAGCGAATCCGAATTTGGATGTATCGGTAGACAGTTCCGCCCTGCATGACACTATCCAGAAAGCGCGAGGTATTCCCTCACAATGGACGGAGATGTTAACCAAACGCTTTAATATCTGGTGTCAGGGTGAAACGCCGTGGATGGGCGAAGGCGCATGGAAAGCCTGCCAGACTGATTATGATGAAAACGACCTCAAAGGGCTGGAGTGCTACGCCGGACTGGATTTATCATCAACGGGCGACATTACCAGCGTCTGTTACACCTTCCCCGTGGACAATGAACTGTTATTACTGACCCGCCATTATCTGCCCGAAGCCCAGTTACAGAACCCCGCCAACAAGAATCGGGCTGTTTACCGCCAATGGGCGCAAGCGGGCTGGATACGCATCACAACGGGTGATTGCATTGATTATGACCGTATCCGTGATGACATTCTCAGGGACAGCCAGCAGTTTAATATCAAGCTGGTAGGCTTTGACACATGGAACGCCACACATTTACGAACTCAGCTACAAGGTGCAGGGCTGGATGTTGAGCCGTTCCCACAAACCTATATGCGCTTTAGCCCTGTGGCGAAATCTGCCGAGGTGTTCGTAAATCGTAAAGTTATCCGACACAATGGCGATCCAGTGCTCGCATGGGCAATGTCCAATGTGGTGATGGAAACCGACGCAAACGCCAACATCAAACCGAATAAGAAAAAATCGGCGAATAAAATTGACCCTGCAATCGCGTTCCTGATGAGTTTTGGTGCATGGCAAGTAGAACATGAAGACTTTGCGTTTAGCTTAAGTGAAGAACAGCAAGAGCACCTTAAAGTGTTTAATGGGATATAACGCAAAAAGTTAAACTGTTTTACTGATTCGCTTATTGAGTCAGATAAACCAATCAGTTAAAGTAGCCCCACCATTGGCAAAATCCAGTGGTCAAGGATTATCACCCTTGCTAAGAGTAACCCACTGGTAGGAATTTTCTGCCAGTGTGCCTGCGTTCGCCCATTCAATGGCGATTCAGGCAGGGGAGGCTTCGGCCTCGCCGGATGGTTACTCCCGGTTGTGATAACCCTGTCTTGAATCGCCACCATCAATATTAATTAATGGAAGGGGTAGCAGGAATGAATAACGTTAGAAATGATTGGCACCAAGCCGATATTATTGCTGCATTACGTAAGCGTGGTACAACCTTAGCGGCTGTTTCTCGTGAAGCGGGACTCAGTTCATCAACATTGGCAAATACTCTCAGTAGACCGTGGCCGAAAGGTGAATGGATTATTGCTAACTATCTCGAAATACATCCTTCGGAAATTTGGCCTAGCCGGTATTTTGATATGGATGGTCAGCTTATTGAGCGGACAATTCGCAAAGTTTCTACTGAGTAGTTTGATTTCAGTAAAATAAGCCATGAGATAAAAGAAATTTGCAGATTTTGATTTTATGCACATGGCTATATGTTGTTATAAATCTCTCTTCCTTTATTATTTTTATACCAGATTTAATATATTACATTACTTATTCCCTAGAGCGATTTTTATTTAATAGCTAATTCATTGATTTAAAATAAAAATAATAGTAAGTATTTTCAATGCTTGTTCTAAGCAGATAACTTTATAGTTAAGTTTTTTGCGCTTGAGTTGGCACTGTTAAAATATCAGGGTTAAATTTTAATTATATGATATGTATTCTATAGTTCAGTAAGTTATGGATGGTTAAATTATAACTCAAGTTATAATTTTGTTTATATATTATATTTATTGGAATGAA